CCGACATCAGTCGCGACGAGCAAATACACGTTGCCACTAACTCTCTCGTATGTGCTGATATGGGTCTACGCAGCAGTAGTTCTCTGGACAAACTTAGGAAGGCCACAATTAACTGGATCATGGAGCCATTAGGTAAGAATACCTATGGCGATAAATATTTAAGCAAAAAATTCTGGCTGGATACCAGTGATCGACTTATGTATGAAGGTAAAGCTCCAGAGCTTTCCGAAACTAAGTCAGCAAGAATGCCAGC